CATCAACGAGGAATCCGATATGACTGAGGGTAGTCAACAGTTGGCCTGTACCGGCAATAACTGTGAACTCTAAGTTACTCCGGTACGCTCTAGTTGGGTTGCTCTTAGGAGCGCCCAACGCCTCTTCAGACACCCTGATACGATCTGGATGCTCTAAAGACTATCCGGGTGTCCAGTGGTCTATCTACGAGGATACAGGAGGTAACAGGTACGTAACTAAGGACCCTAGGTCACGTAAGTGTGGGTTCTCCCGTAAACTCAATCTGTCTCTGGTAAAGGAATCTGGAGACAGGTTTGACCCTGTGGTTATCTCTGTGGACTACAGAGACATGCTAGGCCGTGAGGAGGGCTGGGGCATGGTACACCACAGCACAACCAGAGGAACAGCCAAGAGGGTCGGGTGCTGTACCGTGGAGGTGTACGGGGACGGGTCTACGGGTGACGGTGTGTTTACTCTGGGTGTGGAGCAAATACAGTTTAGGCTTGAGCCAGAACCTGTGTGTCCTACTGAGAGTAACCTAGACTGTCAGGGGTACGAACAGAGGGGTTCTTATCCGTTTATCTACTACGGTGAAGATGATGACCGTGTGGTTACGTGGGAGCTAGGTGTGCTTATGTACGCCTCTCACGCTAAGTACGGAATAGATACACCGATAGAGTTGATGCACGAGTACCCAGAGATGTGGGACCAGTGGGAGGACAGGGTTCAGAAGTACAACGAGGTGTACGAGAAGTCAGGTGTACACGTTAGGTACGAGCTAAAGGAACTGTGGCTAGCCCACTACCATACGTTGCACGACGTAGAACGACAGGCCAATCAGCTTCCTGTGGACGTTGTGCTGGCCTACGGTACGTCTTACGCAGATACCTGTGGTGTGGCTTACCCTAACCTGAGGTTCAACGAGGGACAGCCACCGTCGTCCATGTCTAAGTGTGACATATACACTGATCTACACGAGATAGGACACTCAGTGGGTTTAGCACACGGACCAGAGAACCAAGCGTATCCGAAGTCAGGCTACATATTCCCTGAGTTTGGACACGGGTGGAACGATGTGTGCGGTAAGTACGACGATCTGATGTCCTACGGTATCCACGGGGTGTTCCACAGTAACTCTCTGTTGGCGTGTAACGAGGTGGTCAACACCCCTGAGACAGCATCAGCAGGACACAGGCAGATCACTGACACTGCTTACGCTATCAACAGGGTTAGGTACAATGTGTCGCTAGTGAACGACGAGAGTTTTGACAGGAGGGGAGTCTTGAGGCCCGTGGCTACACAGGCCCGTAGACTGAGGGAGGTGATCGTGGATTAACTGAAGAACAGGATAGAGTAACCTCTGTCTTGCTTGGCTACGTCCTCTGGCTTGTCTTTCGGGTCATGGGGCGTAGTCATTCCCATTTGTTGCATCTTACGAACTCTTTCCTTTGACTTCTGGCACATACTGTGGTAGTCGTGGGATGTGTAAGATACTGTGTGTTTGTCGTTGTTACTGTTTTTCATTTTATCTCCCAGCATTAGCCGCTTTTTCTAATTCTATGAAGAACTTCGGATCTTCTGCTTTCAGCCTTTCCAAAGAACCTTCTTTAGCTTTTAAGTTTCTATACAAAGCCGCTTTACCGGACAAGGGCATATTACGTATGCTTTCTTTTTGGTCTTCAGAAAATAGTACACCTTGAGGAACTACAGCTTTTTCTACAGCAGAAGGAACCAAGCCCTCACGTAATTCAACACCCCTACCAAGAGCAGACACCCTTCTCCTAATCATTTCCTGTCCTACGGTTTGTCCTGCTATGAGTCTTTGAGTGACTTCACGGGCCAGTATGTTAGCCCCTATAGATCCTGTAGCAATAGTAGATCCTATTTGTTCTCCTGCTCCGACCTTAAACAAACCCATAACCTGTCCAACTAAGGCAGAGTTAAAGAGTGATTCGAAAACACTAGGCTGAAAAGAGCTAGGCATCATTTCTTTTAAGGCGCCTAGTTCCTGCTCTGCCCTCGCTATTTTTTGGTCAACGTCTGCTAACTGAAGAGAAAGCCTTTCTTTAACATCCGAAATTTTAAGATCCAAATCTCTGCGACCTTCTGCACCAGCTTTTTGTACTTGCTTTTGTCTTTTGAGGTCATCAATTTTAGCTTGTGCTTCTGCTCTAATTCTATCCTTTTGCTTTTGTAAAGAGACTTTTATTTGCGCTCTATTAGCTATCGCCTCTTTTCTAATTATATCAGCTTCTTTGTTAGCTAGTTGAAGTATATTGTCCTTGTTTTCTTCAGTTAATTTAGCTAGACTTTGAGCCTCCGCTTGTAGTCTTCCTTGACCTCTAGCCACAAAACGCTTACTGTGCGCTCTCAAAGCATCTAAATAATCAGAGGCGTCAAAAGCGCCAAGCCTAGCGTTTCCCCCTGATGCTTTTGCAATAGCTTCATCAACGATTCCTCTAACACTCCAAGCGGCTTTATCACCCGCTAATGCTTTTCTTTCTGCCGCATTAAGACCTGTTTCTAGAAGATCATCAAAATAGGTCTGAACCTCTGATGCAAATTTTCTCGTAGAAACTTGATTATCGCTCAGTCCGTTTACGGCCCTTCCTATCGTACTCCTTAGCTGTATTAAATCTTCTCCCTTGATAACACCGTTAGGAGCTTTGGCGGCTATTTGAGCTTGAATAAAGGTTTTAATACTGGGAATTATCCCGCCTCTCTCAGCACCGACCAATGCTAACTCTGCGTAATCATCAGCTATGCTGTCTATGAATTTCAAAGCACCTTCAGCGGACACAGAGTACGTTTTTCCGTGGGCTACTTTAAAACCGTATTTAGTCCATAACTGGTCTAAAAAAGCGTTAGCGGATTGCGGGTCCATAGCTCCAAGCTCGTTAATCTCATCTGCAGTTGCTCCGGGGGGAGCCGCCTCACGAAGTGCTTTACCTCTAAAAAACGCATTAGCCGAATTGACAGCTTCATCAGCTTCTTTTACAGCCTGAGTTCTTAAAGTGCTTGGGTTTTGTTTAGACGCCTCTAACTCTGCCAGTTCTCTAGCATAGTTTACTTTAGCCTGTCCTACAGCCTCTGATTCTAATTTTCTTAGTTCAGCTATTCTATCATCAATCCGTATACCGGTTTCTTCTATTGATTCGGCTGTGTTTCTTTTGATTGATTCTTTAGCTATCTTTGTTTTACGGGCCGCTTCTTCAGTAGTCTTTGCTCCGGCCACTCGTGCAGATTTGGGCGTAACTGCTCTGCCAGCCATCTGTCGTGCCTGTTGCTCACTTAGTGACCTTCCTCCGTATGCCTTAGAAACAACTGATCTGTACACAGGAGCTAAGGCGTGTTCTGTAAACATTAAATTAATAAAATCTTTTCCTTCACCAAGCTGTTGCGCTAACTTAGTTTCCGTAAAAAAGTCATAAGATTTTTTAACTCCAGAAAAGGCGAAAGGGACCGCCATAGAAATACCGGCGGTTAGTGCGGCGTTTTTCATTTTCTCTTCTTCAGTTTGGCCTTCATAACCTATTACAAGGCCTTCTGCTCCTGCAAAACCAGAGGCCGCTACCGGAGTCGGAGCTTTAGAAAGAAACTCTGCAACTCGCCCACTCTGCTGTTTTCCTAACTGTGCCGCAAGTAAAGCGCCTTCGTCAGAGACTTGAGCTACTTTCGGCCCTAGTTTAGAAGCAACTTCAGCTTGTGTTCTAGCCGCTTGCGCTCCCTGTCTTAAACGAGCGGCCTGAGACAACAACTGCCCACCTTTCACTGACACAGGTGATAAAATGTTACCGGCAATATTAGCGGACATAGATAACACAGGACTTTCTTCAGCAAATCTTGCGGATTTAGCTTCTTCTTCAGTTAAAATTTGTTCTCTTAATTCTGATACAGAAACATCCTTAAACGCCTCTGGCTCTAGCACCTTAACAATAGCGGCTGAAATATAACTAGATATTTCCTCGCCTTTGTTTAGCCACAGTCCATCAACAAACGCTCGTGCAGTCATAAATAAATCGTCAGCAGTTACGGCATTAGAATCCACTTTTTCTATATAGGATTGCATATGCTCTGCAACATACTGCTCTTGTCGTTGCGCTGGACCCATAGCATCTACAGCATAGGGATTAGAAAAACCAACGCCAGAACCTAAAGAAGCATATGGGTTATCTTCGTCTATTTCTTGACCCGTAAATACGCTTTTAGCCATGTTATTACCCTTATCGGTAGAACTTAGGAACGAACCCTAAAACTTCTGATACTTGTCTAATTATTCTTTGCTCAATCTGAGCGGCGTTATCAGGATCAGCGGCAGTTTGCTCTTCAATATCCCGTAAGGCTTTTTCCATTATAACACCGTACTGCTGTTTTTTGTCTTCAAAACCAACCATTGTTGCATCTAGTCCAGCGTTTATCTGAGAGGCCAGATGTCTATCAGCAACAAGAGCGATGTCACTAGAAGCCGCCAGTATACGTTCCTCTGCCTGTAAATACCTAAGTATTTCTTCTTTGCTAGCGTTGGCGGCAGGAAAACCTTGAGAGAATATTCTAACATCAGTGTCTGAAGCCACGCCCGGAGGAAGTGAGTTAATGATGTCTGTGTTTCTTGTTCTCAAGAAAGCTGTTTTAGCTTCTTCTTCTGCATCCCTTAATCCAGCAATATCTAAAACAGAAGTCCTTAAATCACTAAGAATACCAGCGGTTTTTTCAGTAGTAAAAAGTTCCTGCTGTAATTGCCTGTTTCTGGCTAAACCTATAGAGGCCTTTGTAGATTCTGCTGAAATTTCGTTGTTTCTTTTTTCTACATTAGAACCTACTGACCCCCTTCCCTCAGACTTGGTAACCTCCTCTAGCTTACCATAGTCAATACTGCCATCTGCTTGTATAGCATCTTGGATTGAACTAGCAGTGTACTTTCCTGTTTTTGCTAATTCAAGAGGCTTGTCAACGGGTTTTGCCTCTTCTTCTTTAAAGGGTGCCACAGCAACTTGAATAAACTTCGTAGGGTCTGTGGGATCAGGCTCGTACCGTACTGAGCCGGGAGTTATCGTAAAACCCTCTGGTTTTCCTCCTTTAAACACATCAGCACCAGCTTTGTAAGCACTCATAATCTGTGCTTGAGTACCACCTAAGTTAACAACAGATCCAATAGCCTCTTGTAGTTGTTCTAGAGGTGTGCCACGAGTCGCCGCTTGGGTAATAGCAGAGAGTCCTCCTTGTATTCCCTGTGCTGTACCCTTTTCTGCTTTAGCTTTCTGCACAGCCTCAACACGGTTAGCCTCGTCCATCAGCATTTTACCGATGCGTTGCATATTAGGGTCCCTGTTCGTCATCATTTGCTGACCTTGAGACCTCAGTGCATCAGGATTATTCTGGTAAGCCCCCATAATCTGCTGGAACTGCTCTTGAGCACTCTGCGCCTTTCGTTTTTCGGCACGACGAGTGAGCATACCAGCAATTCCTGTGCCTACGCCAGAGATGCCACCACCGATAGACTGTCCGATGTTTTGCCCTGCTGAAGCTAACATTCCACCTACGTTATAAGCCATTATATTATCCTCTGTCCTTTAATTACCAGAACTTCCACCAAGGCTCTTCAGCACCTAGTATAGTTCCTAAACCACCCAACAAACCACCGTACACGTTACCGTACAGACTAGCAAGGCCCGTCTTTTGACCCATTTCAGCCTGTAGTTTAGCCATTGCCGCTTCTAGCTCGTATTCACCCATTTGTCTACGGGCAACGTCAGCCATAGATGCTACGTTGAGTGCAGGAGAGAACGCAGATAGCATAGCCGCCTGTGGCACATAAGCGCCCTGAAGAGCACCTAAGCCAATTTGTTGTTGCGCTTGCTCTAAGCCAAGGCCACCTGTCATTAAGCCCATGCCGCCTTGTAGAGCCTGTAGCGCCCTAGCTTGCTGTGCTGATCGTAACGCCTCTTCTTGTCCTGCAAAAGCAGTTCCGCTTGTAAGAGCCTGTAGAGCCTGTGCTTGTTGTGCGGCTTCCAGAGCTTGTCTCTGTCCAGCTAGGCCAGAACCTAGTCCAGCAAACTGAGCACCTAGAGCCGCCTGTTGCTGTTGCTCTGCTTGTGCTTGAGATATAGCGGCAAGAGCGGCCCTGTTTTGAGCCTCTTCTTGTGCTTGAGCTAACGCAAGTTGCTCTGGTGTTCCACCGAACATAGCCGTGCGTACACCGCCTCTGCCTTGTGAAAACAGTCGTTCTTCCAGAGCTAGTCTCTGTCTCTCTTCTTCACCAAGCTGTGTAGCCCTAATACGGTCATACACTTCTTGTTCTCTAGCACCCATAGGCATACCGGCTTGGCCCATGAATTGCCCACCTAGTCCAAACGCCTGTTGTGCCGCTTGTTGTTGCCTTAAAAGCCCAAAAGGCGTTTGACCTAGTTGCGCTTGTCCCATACCCATTAGATTTTGACTTGCCCCTAAAATTGCAGGAGACATTGCAGGAACTTGACCAAACTGTTGTTGACCAGCGCCCAACAACTGTTGTCCAGCGGCACCTAGCTGACCAGCGCCAGCAGGAGTAGCACCAAACCTAGAGAGTGCCGCAGATTCCAAAGCACTCTGAAGCTGTTGCCCTGTACCGCCTAAAGAATAACTCGTTCCTTCAGGACCGCCCGTAATAGTTCCCGTAGGACCACTAACTGTAAACGGTTTAAACGCAATATCAGGGGTAGGTAATGCAGGAATCTCTTCTTTAAAGATACTCTCAATAGTACTGGGAACAAGCCCTTCAACAATATCGCTTAAAAAGCCCATTAGTAAGTACCTCTATTATTATAATTAATCATCATAGCGTTTTACCTATCAGTGCTAGTACATTCATTTCCTGTATGGACAGTGCGTAGCCGTTGATGTCTGTCTCAAGACCCACGCTGATCACTGAGCCGTAGCCTGTTGTGTTAATAGAAGAACGACTAATGATTGTACCTTCTTCTGAAAACTCTGCTACGTTGTACTCAGACTGTCCGTAGAATCCGGGTGTAGCACTGCTGGTTCTAAACGTGCTAGTGCTGGTTGCTGTTGAAAAGTCGTAAGACCACTTGAGAAATATGTCTGCGTTGTTTCCACCAATGATCGTAGGTCTGATCTTCTTCAACATCTTAATCTTAGACGGGTCACCAAAGCTCAAGCCGGGGCTGTAGTAACGAAACCGATAGACACTACCGTTGTCAAAGTAGTTGTTGTACGTTCCTACACCCGCTGTTGTGCCTATGTATATGTCACCGTTTCTGTCCCTGTGAAAACACTTGAAGTCCACACTAGGCCATCGTGTTACCCTGTACGCACCGTTCTCCAGTGTGCCTCGTACATCAAAGCAGTACACGAGGTTGAGATCAGGAAAGCACAGAAGATAGAAGTAGTTCTCAGGACTGTACACTGTACTCACTGGTTCTGTTTTACCCAACGTGTTAGCAATCAGTTCCTGCTTGATGTTTCTGCTCAAGTCGGTAATAGGCAAGGACTTCTCTTGTATAGAGCGTCCCAAGCTCCTAAGACCTGTCTGCGTCAAAAACAACAAGTCTGTTCCTATGTTCTGTACACTCTTTCTGTCTACACAGCCAACACCCGGAATAGTGTCCTGTATAGCCATTGTTGCAGGACTCTCTGCCCCACCGTAGACCAACGTGTTGTGTTCACCGAAGACTACGAGTAAACCGTTGTGTGCCGCTATCGCTACAACCTTGTCAAACCCGTTAGGCCACGCTTTAGATACGTCAATAGATCCGCTAGAGCCACCAGAGAAATCGTGTCCTATCAACAAGTCAGACCAGTAGATCGTGTTGTCGTCAGTAGCGTTACCTACACACCACACTCGTCCGTATGCACCGATAGCTTCGTTAGCGTACTGTGCAGACGTAACTGACGCACCAGATACACTAGACATCTTGGTTACTGCGCCTAAGCTGTTGCTGTACACAAGAGGCTCGTAGCCACGTTGGAAGAAGTAAGCGTAATCGTTAAAGTTAAATATCTTCCAATCGTTAGCTGTAATTGTGTACGACCCCGGAGTTGCGTCAACCAGTGTCGTTGTACCTGTCATAATCTTGTTGTTGCCAGTACTAAAGATTACCTCGTTACCAGCGTTGTCGTAAAACTCGTGGATGTTAGAGAGGTAGTCAGTACCTAGTACAGTTTTGTCTGTAGTTACAACAGCGTTACCCTTACGTGAAGCCAATCGTCCTCGTCTGTCAATGATAGCGTTATCTGCAATCTCCGCAAAAGACGTATCCTGTGCAAGCGGAGAATCCTCTGTGTTGATCCCTTTGAACGCAGGAGCAACTAGGTTAATACTCTGTAGTGGCTGGGCCATCTAGCGTCTCCCTACGGTGTGTACCAAATAGTTTCTTCGGGGTGCTTCTGGGCGTCCAGAGCAATAGCGTCAGACAGGTACTTGTCAGCAATAGCAAAGTACTCTGGTGTTGACGTACCGCCTGTCTCCCCACGTTCACGAGCCAACAGAGCTACCGCCATGTGAATCACAGGCTGACTAGGAATAGCCAGTGTGTCAGAGTCAGAACTCAAGGCTACGTTCCTGATGACGCTCTTGACCTTTAGTGAGTAAACACCGTCAGGCTTAGGGTACACATCTATCTGTGCGTCACCAGAGCCGTCTATACCACTAAACGTGTAGTACTCTGGCTTACCAGAGGTAGGAGTGTTTACCAAGAACTTGTCGTCAAACCAAGTCTGTGGTCTGTACTCCATCACAAGATTAGACGTATCGTTGATGATGTTCAGGATCTTGCCTTGGTCTTGGTAACCCGTGAGTGAGTACGTGTAGTCATCAGCCGCCGTGGTAATCGTAAGAGTAGACCTAAGATTAGACCAATCCCAAGCGTTTTCCACGAGTTGCTTTGCGTCGTTAATAAAGTCACCAACCATAGCACTGTACGTGTTGGCACTAACAGTCGTTACTGTGTCTTCTCTGAGACGCCTCAGTACGTTGTTAACTAAATCTAAATATGTCATACTAAGCCCTCAAACAAGCTAGTTATGCTAGTATTTTGGTCGCCCATTCCTTGTACGTATTGTTGTAAAAAGTTTTCAATAGGGAACTGCATTTTAGTCAAAAGCTGTGGATCACCACTTAACTCAAAACCAGCGTCTACGGAAAACATTCCACCGGCACCACCAGTTCCACCACTACCACCAGAACTAACGCTGGGTCCAGTACCGCACTCTTCTGGGTTAGCCGCCGCGTACTGAGCGCAAGTACAATCGTTACACTCTGGCCCAGTGCCACACTCTTGTGGATTAGCGGCCGCATAAGCTGGATTGCTACAGTCTGGCTGTGGAGTAACAGATGGGCAGATTCCGTTTTCGTGCTCAAGAACACTGGTTCCATCAGGACAGGTATCACATCCGCTTTCTACTGTAGCGCCGTTGTTACAGATAGTAGATGTCGTCCCACACTGAGTAGGATTGTCTCTTGCGTACTCCGCATCTATACAAGGGTCGTAAGGATCAGGAGCACACAGTTCTAAATCATTATTAAAGGTGTACCCTGCTTTACATGCCCCACAGCTACCGTCTTCGTTCACAGTAGCGTTAGGGTCGTTACAGGTGTACGCTGGGCCTCCGGTCCCTTCAGGATCTTCAATTACCGTATCTTTAGAACACTTAGTTTGTCCGGGTTTTCTGCTGTATCCAGAAATGCACTCTCCGCACTCCCCTATTTCTCCGCTGTTTACTGCAAAAGGATCGTCACACTTATCATCCGCTGTTACAGTAGTTCCACCGTCAGTCCCTGTAATGACAACATCTGATCTTGATCTACAGTCCTCTAAACTATCAGCATAAGAACTACCATCGGCAGGATTATACATACCTTCAGGACATTCAACTTTAGTTGTAGTGTCACCACCTCCGTCACCGCCAATATCGTCACAGGCACCATAACCTTTCGGACCCCTTTTAACAAAAGGACCCGGAGTGCCGTCAGTAAAACAATCTAAGTAATCACACTTAAAGTAGTTACTAGAATCAATAACGGCGCACTCGTCGTCATCGTCACCTCCCCCGTCACCGCCTCCTCCGGGGCCTATGCTTAAACACTGCTGATTAAAGTCATCTTCGTAGGACTTATAAGCGGCGTTGTACGCTATGACGTTTCCAGTGGGTGCGTAAGGCTCTTTTTGGTCACAGTTTACTGTAAAGTTAAAGGTGTTTCCTCCACCACCTCCGTCACCGCCTCCGTCACCGCTAGGGCAAGCCTTAAAACCTTCAGACTCTTTAACAAAAGGCCCCGGAGTTCCGTCATTAAAACAGTCTAAGTAACCACACTTAAAGTAATTACTAGAATCAATGACTTTACACTCGTCGTCAATCTCGTCACCACCGTCTCCAAAAGTAGGTCCTTCGGTAAACGTTATTTGACCACCACATATACTGGGGTTACGTTCTGCAAACGCTTTATCTGAACATCTAGGGTCACCTTCTTCATCTACATCTCCGTCTATGGGAGCGCAAACACCGTCAGCACCCGGAACATATCCTTCTCGTATGCAGTCTCCACACTCGTCTAACAAGTCATTGTACTCTTTACCTTCTCGTTTACAAGTTGTCTCGACATCTGATACGTCAAAGTCATCTTTAATAAACTTACGACATCTGCCGTCAGTTCCTATGTCCTCTGTCTTATCTAAACAACCGTCACATTCCTCTAGGCTTTCTACTTCACCCCCTGCTCTGCCGTAGTCTGCACAGTTAATCAAGGTTGTCGGAGTAGACACACCTTTATCTACACATTTATCTTCAGCGGGATTATACTCTTTATTAGGATCTATACAAGGGCCGCAGTTTCCTTCTGCATCTGCTGTGTATCTCTCTGAATCTTGACATTGTTGTGAAGAATCAAAAGGTATAATAGGAACATTTGGAATAACACTGTTAACTTTATCTTTAAAATATTCGTCGTACAAATCGCCAGCAAGAATGTAACCCCCGCCGACTAAAATATCTCCAATAGTTCCTAAAATAGATCCTATGCTAACTTCGTTGGCATCTTTAAATATATCTTGTACTTTTGTAACAACGGTATCTACTATTTTATCAAAAACTTCATCTATTGGTGTTTCACCGCTTAGAACTTTACTAATTTCGTATCCTGCGTTTTTTATAGCTTCTTCAATTTCACCTACAGTAGCGCCTTTAAATATGTTACCTAGGGGGCCGGGAATAGGAAAAGGTATTGGAATACCTACGCCTACAGTTACACACTCACGTACCCAATCAGGAAGCGCTGTTCCTGCGGGAGTGCCTGAAGGGTAAAATTTACCGCAAGGAGAGCTTTTAGACGATGAAGCTGTTTTTTGAATAATACCCTCTAATGTTCCAAAAGGATCTTCTACAGCTTGGCCTAAAACTTTTTGTAATTCTTCTAGCTTTGCTTGAGCATCCTCAACCGCTTCTCTTCCGTATTTTGAAATTAACTCAGATAAGTTGGGGTCTTGCTCTTCTGTGTCTTCAGTTTCAGGACGAGGAACAATACCGTAGTAGTAATCCTCAAAACCAGAAACGTCCATAAGATCACTAACGTCTACTGCTTTTAAGTCTTCTTCTGTTGCGTCACCTACGGCGTATTCACCAAGAACACGTAACCACTCTGCCGCTTGTGTTTGTCGCTCTAGTCTACCTTCAGAATCTTCTTGTGATTCCCTGAAAATCTCTATGAAGTCTTGAAAAAACTCACGCTGAATGTCTGTGTTAATAAGCAGATCAGAAGGTATCTCTCCGTAGTCAACATCTCCGGGTAAAGACGTTTCTCCTATAGTAACTTTTACAGGCCCAGCATCAGGATCATTAATGTTCAACATTCCTGTAGCCTGTGTAGAAGAAGCAGTCTTAGCTTGTGCTTCAGGCGATCTAGCGATATTATATTCAATACCCGACAACGACAAGTTTTGGCTTGTCCAGTAGTCTAAACCGGCTGGCTCTGCGTTTCTACCTAAGTACTTTAGGTAAAGATCG